AGCTAATACTCGTTGACTTAAGCGATGAGACCGCCACTCGTCTCCATTGACCGCTGGTATAGAGATAGAAATACTGTTTGTCGTACATTATATCTCCTTGCTGGCCACTCATGTCGGAGCCGAATTCGGAAATAGCCACTTTTCTCCAATATCCCTTGGAATAAATATAGAAATTCCGACCATCAAACTCAACCGAGCCGGGGGTTCCATACAATGGCACTCCATCGGTGCATCCCGGTGTAAACTCTGCAATGGCTACCCATTTCCATTGGTGGTCAGAATGGATATACAGATACTTATCATCGTACGATATGTCACCATCTTGACCACCTGCATTTTGTGCGATTGGAACGGGCACTATCCTCAAAAAGAGCGGGGAGTTATCCACCTTGATACCTACCCGTGGGCCAGCATCGAGGAAACTGTTGTCCGTTATGCTCGTGTCTAGGGTCATTCCCGGTGGTGGAATGATGGTATCGTAACGGAGATTTGGATAGTTTGGGCTTCTCCATTTTTCAATATTGAAGTTCATCTGGGACAACTCAAAGTCGGTCTTGACTACTTCAACCCCCATAATCAACTTCTTGGGCGTCATCCTTTTTTGGGTAGTCATCTTGTGACGTTCCAAGAAGGTTACTGAATCTGGTAGGATATAGCCGTGGGTCTTCAAATCAAATTCGGTACGAACCAAACGCTCGTCTTCCGCCTGAATTTCTACCGTGTGGGCGTATCCACCTTCTACGTTTACACGGAAACGAAATCCTTTAGTGCTGCCCCAATAGTCTTGTGTATTGAAAATGATGGTCTGAATGACTTGATTCATTTGCTCCACCAGAGCAGTCCATACAATGCAATGGTAAGTCAAAATCATGTGTTTTGGAACCATTACATTGAAAATCTCATTGACCGGCGCATTTTGACCTGTAAGTGCTCCAAACTTGGTGTATTTGTTCTTCTCCGAGTACAATTTCATCGCTGGCGTATCGAGATAGCGGTTGAAAAACATCAAGGACTGGTCATTCTCAGAGTTAGACCGCTTAAGAATCATGGCAGGTTGCATGACTTTTCCCTGCTTATCACGAATGTATCCATCACGTTGGGCCGACACCCATCGCTCGGGAGGGCCGAAGAAAGTAGGAACCTTGACTTGCTTCCCTACATCTGTTACTTGAAGTTGAAGATTCCCAAGTTGATTGAGTATGGCTTCATCAATGTCATACAATGTGACAGTGAAGTTCTTCTGGCTATCTTTATCACGACGCACCTGTTCCGCACGGTCATTGCTAATGAAAGCAGCGGGGTCATTGTTCGTCACGAATTTCTCGGCACGTTCAATGGTTTCCTTCACCGTGTTCGGTGCGGGATTTTTGATGTCTCCTTGCCAGCGGCCCATAGATTATGATTGTCTTTCCACCAAGTCAATCTTGCTAAGACTGGTGTAGTGACAGTTAACGATAATACTGAACGACTTGTCGGGAATACCACCCAAGAATTGTTCTTGCACCACGTCATCAATTTCGTGGAAACGGTCATTGAAGTGAACTATGTCTCCCGTTTGTGGGAAGAAGTTCTTGTCCTGCAAGTTTCGTTCCATGAACTTAAAGGCAACGTTCTGCTTACGGTCAGGGCCAAAATCATCAGCATCCGTAGTGATGTCGGCTCGGTCAACCAAGCATACAAATTGTACCCCGGGGAAGTACTGCTTGCCAGCCTTCGGGCTGCTTTCACCGTAGATATTGGTCTGAGTAGCGTCGGCACACATCTTGAAAATGGTGACTTCGGTCTGGATGACATCACCCATCAACTCATCGTTAATACCATAGATGAATGAGATGTCTCGTTCCGAGAAATATCTCCCGGGCAAACTTGCCCCTGAACTTCCTGTGTTTGAAAACGTCATGTGTTATGAGGTATGTGTTGATACCAAACTCGTTGCTGCGGATTCGATTTGGTCAAGAATGTTAGTTATGGCGGCGTCACGTAAAAGTTTTGAATATCCTTTCTTGATTAGAAGGTCTCGCAACAATTTCGTTGCCTTCTTAATGTTGTTTCCCATCTGAACTTCTTGTGCTTCGCCGGGGGCTTCCGCATTGGTTTCGGGATGTTGTGGAACTTTGTCCCATCTTTGGTCGGGGTCTATTCTGTCATGTTCCTCTTCCTTCACAAACGCCTGAGCGTTTTCATCTTCCACATAGCCATACTCTTTGGCTAATATTCTTGCTTCTTGGATGGCGGTCTTTTTGGCTTCTTCCACACTCCTGATATAGCCGAACCCGACACCCTCCAATCGCTTGTAAGAAAGACTCTTGTCGCCCGTCGAAAAGACTTTTTTGAGTCCTGAACGTACGAGTTTGGCGTTGGGGTTGACTTCATCAACGCTTTCGGTAATGAGTTTGAAGGTGTTGCCTCCGATGTTTTCAAATAGTTTCTGTTTCATATGTTATCCGATGTAGATGTAGAGTGGGACACCCTTCAAAGTTGTTTGTAGTTGTTCTGCCATTTGTGCTTGTCTGTCCATTTGATTGAACTTACCCGCAGCATCAAGCATTTCTTTCAAATCGCTTATGAGTCTTTCCTTGGTCTGTTGGGCTTCGGCACGAAGTTCGGCACCATCAAGGGTGACTTCACCACCGGGGATTGGAATGACTTGGTGTTTCTGACGAATTGCACCGAGAATTTCTTTGCAGTTGGCGAGATAATAATCACGAATCCACTGTTTGCCGGGGTCATTGATGGTCATGTATGGGTGATTTACATACGGAACGTCGGCAAAGTCCGAAGATACGAGAGACCCACTGTCAGAAAGATTTCCCTGATAGCGTTCACGCTCGTTAATGTATTCCAGCCACAGCTTGAAGCCTGTGGTTGGGATTGGCATGATACGCAAGCGGTTGTTTGCCATTTCAAATGAGTAGGCTGATTTACGAACCAAGTCGTTGAACTGAATGGCCTGACCACGAAGTAAATCTTCGAAAATTGGTGTCATCAAGAACTGGACAGCGGGTGAGTAAGCACCAAAGCCGAGTTCTTGTAGAACGTTGGAATAGCTCATACCCGTCATGGAGAATGGGTCGTAGATACGAGCGAAAGCGGGAGGACGATAATGGAACACTCGTTTGACTTCAATACGGTCACAGTGTTCAATTGTGTCACCAATAAGTGCCTGTAAATCGTAATCTTGTTGCATTGGGTTGACTTGGATTGCTACCTTCTTCCAGTCAACTTTTCCACCCGTTCCTGCCTCGGAGCCATAGTCCTTGGCAATGTTGATAAGTTGAGCAAGACCAGACCCTTGGATGTTTCGTCCAGTAACAACGTCCGTTCGGCTCATGCCTTGGAGAGTGAACATGTTGTTAATCATGTTGTATTCGTTGACCTTGCCGTTATAGACGTTTACGGCTTCCTCGAAGGCAGCATAGAACTGAACGTCAATCATTTCGATAGCTACTGTAGGATACCCAAGGCGACGTGCGGCCCATATCATAGCGTTATAGGCGTCTCGCTGGAAAGCGGGGTCGCCATCGTACATGCCGAAAGCGGTGCTTCCTGAGACTGCTGACCCGCTGCCGGGAAACCGAATACGTCCTTGGTCTGATACTGCCATAAAAAAGTGTGGTTTACAAAGAGTTCTCTTCTCTATAAATATAGGGGAACTTCGTATCAAGTGCTGATATTTATACTCGTCCAGTGCCCTGCCTTGTGGTGGGATACGTACACGTTTAATGAAGCCACTTACCGCCAAACTGTCTCAAGACGCAAGCACCGACCAACCCGCTGTACAAACCGAGTATTGGGATAGCGGTCTTGGTGCGGCGGGGTGTATTTTCGTGGCAAGAGACACTGGACGCATCCTCCTTGCCCATAGAAACGGCGACGAAGACCCTCAAATGGGATACGTTGAAGAACCTGACACTTGGGCCACTTGGGGCGGCAAAATAGACCAAGGGGAATCTCCAAAGGAAGCCGTTGTCCGAGAAGTTGAAGAAGAGACGGGTTATGACGGAGAATACAAGCTTGCCTTCCTATGGACTTTCGAGGATGAAGAAGAAGGGTTTCAGTATCATAATTTCTTGGCCATCGTTCAAAACGAGTTTCTGCCGAAACGCTCTTGGGAGAATGACAAAGGCAAGTGGGTAGAGTGGGGCGACTGGCCGCACCCCATGCACTTCGGGTTGAAGTCTTTGCTTCAACATGCGGGTGAAAAAATTCATCGAGTTGTTACCTTGATTAAACGCAAGAAAGCTGGTATAGTCAGGGAAATGGATACACCACCAGCAATCGTGCAGCCAGCAAATGCGACTGCGAACTACAATATCACAAACGCTTACATCGTAGCCACAACTTTATGGGGAGAAGCCCGTGGAGAAGGCGAGAAGGGAATGCAAGCTGTGATGAATGTCATCATGAATCGGACCAAGGGAAACTTCAAGAAGGCCAAAGACGTTGTATTGGCTCCTAAACAGTTTTCAATGTGGAACAGTGTGACCAATGCCGAAGGAACGGCGTTAGCCGCAGCCCAAAAGTATCGTGGTGGTGAACAATGGCAACAAGCCATTCGCATTGTGGACCTTGCCGCTTCGGGAAAACTCCCTGACATTACAGGCGGTGCCACATTCTATTTCAATCCGAAGAAAGCTAATCCATCTTGGGCCAAAAAGATGAAGAAGACAGTAACGATTGGAAATCACGATTTTTACAAACCATTGCCAAAGAGAAAAATGAAGCGGGGAAAAGTTCCTGTTGCCATTCGTGAAATGATTGAATCTCAAGCCCCCGGCCAATCCGTTCTCTTCCCGAAAGGACTTGTGGGCGATGGCATATGGGAATATGAATTGAAGTCCCCCAAGTCATATCTGCGCTACAGGTACGAGCCAGATACCAGAATATTTTACCTCGACAACATCGGCACTCCTAATCAGGAGGACAAAAACAAAGGCTATGCTAAGGCTCTTCTCGAAACCTTCTTTCAGCTTATCAAGGGGCAAGGCGGGGCACTGGACAGTGGACCCTTTACTACCTCTGGTACAGCCTATGTCAAACATGTTGTCGAGCGGTTTGCAAAAAGTTATGGAGTACGTTTAGTCAAAGGACGGGACCAAGTTAATGAAGCGGTGTCTCCCGAACTTAAAGGATGGTTTGGAAACAGCAAGGTGGTGGATAAGCACGGGGAGCCATTGATTGTATGGAAAGGCATGAGATGGAAGGATGATGCTGGCAAGCCTATTACGCATATTCAACGCCGAGAAGAGTTCCCTGCGTTCAATAAGGGTGAACCGGGAATCAGGGGGATTGCGGGCTTCTTTACGTCCGACCAAACGGTAGCCAAAAAGTTTTGCTTCGGGCCAAACACGGCAACGAAACCATTCTATCTGAAAATCGAGAATCCTTTTGTGATTGATATGAAGGGTGGGCTTGCGGGGGACGCTCAGTTTGACAAACAAGGTCTGCCGTTCCGAGACGCTATGCGAAGCGGAAAGTATGATGGGGCATTCATTCTGAATACGAAGGATGAAGGAAATGTTTTTGTAATCACCAACCCATCACAGGTGAAGTTGGCTACCAACAAAACATTCGGCCCTGATAAGGAATTTGCCAAAGAATCGGCTGTTGACAACTCTTATAAAAATGGTAAGCTATCCGAAGCATATGGTGACCCCGGAGACCATGTGATATTCGGCGGGGTGTTCTATCCCGAGCGGGTTGTGGCAAACATCGTCAAGAGTCACAATGACTATTTCGGTCATACACGAGACCACGGTCCAACTCGATGGGTGTATTATCAAGGAATGAAGACGGTGTTTTGGCATCATTATCCTCCATCGGTGCCAGAATGGGAAGTGATAGTGAAAGAGTGGCTTGAGAAACGTGGATACGAAGTAGAACGGGAGACGGATAAAGAGCAATACTACAAGTTGATGGCGTGGTATCAGAAGAAAGGTCTGCTGAAAGAGATTGAAGATAGTGGCGTAATTTTGGGCGCACTGGACAAGAACGGGTCTAATTTGCAACCCGTGTATAGCCAAGACCAGTTAACCAGACATCCATCGTATATGGGAATGTCGGATAGACGATGGCGCTACTATCCTGACCTTGAGCAGTTGGATTGGCAAGGTCAGCCAACAGAACAAGAACATGAAGGCACGAAAGAATTTTTGGCACAACGGGGATTGATGGTAAAACGGGTCCATTACCTTGCGGGGTCAACGAAGACAGCAGGCAAATAAATCATTTTGCTTCGAGTGTAGGTTTGAGCCATAGGTTTCTCTCTGAAAATAGACCATTCAGGTGACGAAACCTGAAAAAGTGTTGCAATGCCAACCCCGTATTAGATGAGAACGCCTTCGCTAGTTCAACTTGTAATCTCTCAGAACTTACTGCCTTGAAATCAACGACCTGAAATCTCAGAATGGTTTCGGCGACTTCTTCGGAGATTTCAAACCCAAGTTGACACGAAAAGCGGATAGCCCGTATGATGCGGAGGGTGTCCTCCCGAAATCTATCCTCTGCCTTTCCAACTGACTCAATAACTCGACGACGAATTGCATCCTGACCATCGAATGGGTCAATCAGTACCTCCGACCCAATTTCTCGGGCGATAGCATTCATGGAAAAATCCCTTCGCTGGAGGTCATCCTCGATGTTTTCGGCAGACGATACGCTGTCGGGGTGTCTGCCATCCGTGTAGAACGATTCCTTGCGGGCAAGGGTAAAGTCAACCGCCCCAATACTTGGCAACTTGGCCCGAATAGCAACGAACTGAGGGCGTTCTTGAAAAATAGTCGCTCCTTGCGAAAGAAGGTAATCCCGCATGGATTCGTAATTCGGGGCCAAGACCGAGAAATCTCGGTCATTTGCGGGTAGTCCAAGCAATTCATTGCGGATAGACCCGCCAACTTCAAATATGCGAATATTCATTGTGGAGTATTCTACCACATATAAAAAAGATGTCAACCCGATTGTTTAGACGTTTATGTTTGGACGATTATACTTATAGGAGAGGACAAAAGTTATGGGAAGACACAAAATATATGAATCCGAACGAGAACGACACGATGCTGAAAAACGCAGAAAAAGAAATTGGTACTATCGAA